CGGTGCGATGGATATAACTGGCTCTTATTCAACAAGAATGCCAGTTGCAAATGACCGAGAAATGTTTATCGGTGGAAACGGAACAACATCGGGCACTTTATCAGGTTCTATTGATGAGTTTAGAATTTACAATAAAGGTTTAAATTCAACAGAAATACAGTCTCTTTCTGATAATTCATTTGACCTCGGTTATGCTTATCAATCAAATACCGTCGGTAATGTATTTTATAATTACGGAATGGCTGTAATATCAGACCCAAGACCAAAGTATGCAAACTCAATTTTAGGAGAAACTGGTAATTTCGATTACAACGGTAGAACAAATGGTTTTTGGGGTTCATTTAGAAGTACGGTTACATTTTTTGAACATGAGATAATTTGTAGACTTAAAAAGAACGAATTTAATTTTAGTACAAATCCAACGTTAAGAAAAGACAATGAAATGAACACATCTTATCCAAAGGATTTTGCAACAAGTTCATTCTTCAATCCGTACATAACAACAATAGGTCTGTATAATGATAATATGGATATGGTTGCTGTTGCTAAATTGGCAAATCCACTAGAAAAGAGAGATGACGTAGATATGAACATAATAGTAAGGTTCGACGTATAATGAAAAGAAATGCAGTTGCGATAAAACACGGGTTTCGTTCTGGTCTTGAAGATACAATAAATGAAAATCTAAAATCCTCAAAGAAAAAGTACAGTTACGAAACCGAGAAACTTTCGTATATTAGACCGGCTACAAACCACACCTACACACCCGACTTTGTTCTACAAAAGAAAAAGGGTGGAACAATGTACTTGGAAACAAAAGGACGTTGGGTAAAAGCCGATAGAGAAAAGATGGAACTGATATTCAACCAATATCCAAACATAGATATTAGGTTTGTCTTTCAGAATCCAAACGCAAAACTCTACAAGGGAAGTAAAACAACCTATGCCCAATTCTGTGAAAAACGGGGTTGGTTGTGGTCAAAGAAAGAAATTCCACAAGAATGGTTGGATGAATGTTTGTGATTGGGTATATTTATTGGTATGATAAAACTCAAAGACATATTGAATGAAACGGATGCCGAAGTAAAATCTACATTCGGTAATACCGCCTTCGGTGATACATCATCCAGTAACATACGTGGTCAAAAATTTCTAAATCTTCAGGGTAAAAAAGGACAGCCAGAAACAAACACAAAGTTGGAAGCCGAAATTATGAGTGTCCTTGTTGGATGGACTTCTCGGACTAATACTCTTCGTGCAGATTATCTAATGTCTAAAGAACAACTCTTCAGAAAAGCTGCTAAAGTATTCCCAATGATATTCAAACCAGAAACACCTAACGGAACTGACTTATATCGTGGATTGAAATACACACAAAACAAAACAATAGAAGCTTCCCTCAAAGGAACAAACCCAAAAGATTACAAAAAGGTAAAACATGGAATGAATACTTATTATTCCTACGTCAAACCTATAAACTACGAACCACATATGTCAGTCCAAAGTTGGACATCAAATGTTGAATCTGCCTCTCACTTCGGAGATTCTGCAATCCTTACAACAAAACAAGATGAGGACTTTTTGTTCAATCAAATTGCAATGTCTATATTCTATGGTCGTGGTATGGAAAACGAAATTTTACACTTCGGTAAGAGTTATAAAAATCCAGTTTTCATTATGGTTGAAGAATATAACTTTGAATATATGATGGGAAATTTGTAAATCTCCTAAAATAGTCGTATATTGGTTTCACTATGATAAACCACGACTTATTACATCTGTTAGAACAAGTTTTAGGTAAAGGAAAGAAGACCTCCGGCAACAACTATTCTTTCTTTTCCCCATTCGTTTCCCACTACAAACCAAAGTTGGAGATAGATGTTTCATCTAACTCTAAAAACCAAAACTTTTGGCATTGTTGGATTTCCAACGAAAAGGGTAGAACAATACAATCCCTGTTCAAACGTCTACGAGTAGACCGTCAACATTACGAGTCCCTCAATAGAATCCTCAAAACAAAGGCACTCCACACATTCGTCAACACCGACGATAAAGACGAGGAGTTGAGATTACCACCTGAGTTTATCCGTCTTACGGACTTTGGTTCTATACGAGACATCACAATTGCAATGCAAATAAAACAAGCGGTATCTTACCTAAAATCTCGTGGTATTCTCCCAACAGATATTTTCAGATACAACATCGGTTATTGTCCAAATGGTATCTATGGTGGTAGAATTATCGTCCCATCATATGACGATAATCTAAACCTAAACTTCTTTGTTTCCCGAACTATCTTTGAAGATGTAAACGCAAAGTATAAAAATCCACCTGTAAGTAAAGACGTTGTTGGATTTGAATCCCTCATAAATTGGAAAGAACCAATCACACTTGTTGAAGGTGTGTTTGATGCCATTTCTGCCCGTTTCAATGCCATACCTTTATTCGGTAAAATTGTCCAACCTCTTCTAAAAGAAAAGATACTCATTCGTAAACCACCAAAGGTTATTGTTGCCCTTGATAATGATGCGATGAAGGACTCCATAAAGATTTGTGAGTGGTTGATTTCAAACGGAATCAAAACAAGTATGGTAAAACTTCCAGATAAAGACATCAATGAATTTGGATTTGAAAGATTTTCGGAGTATATTGAAACATTACCATCGGTAGATGGATTTGATTTGATGAAGGAAAAAATTTTAGTTTGATATTTATATCATATGAACTGAAGTATCTTTTTTGGAGTATGAGATGATAAAAATGAAAGATTTAGTCCTCGAAGGAAGAGACATTCAATCTAAATTCAAGACGAATGTCATAAATGAAGAAAGTGGTTTATTCAGAAGAATTGCCAGATACATAACCGGTGCCGAAACTATTGTTATTAGTTTATTGACAGGAACACCTGCATATCTCGGTCAACCAAGTCCTTCTGAATACAAAGCCAATGAGATTGGTGAAAAAATTTGTAATGATATATTAGTTAGAAAATACGGAATGGAACAAACAGATAAGGAACGACCTGGCGACGTTCTCGTATATCAGATAGAGTTAGATGAAACCAATAAGAACAAATTTTCAGATTCAAAGTTGAAACAAATTGTAGACGAGTGTATTCAGCGTGTTTCAAAAAGCAATTCCCCAAAAAATGTAGAATTCAAATTTTTTGTTTCTCTGTATAAACGTGGTAATTATGTAAAAGAAATTCATAAAATCACCTATACTCCAGAAAAACAAATGAAACTGGATTTCTAAACAGAAATAATAAAGTAAAAGGGAACTTCGGTTCCCTTTTTCATTTGGTAGATACATTCCTTTGTTGTATATTGTATGTGGTATAACTACAAGTACATAAAAGGATATTAGTGTGATACAACAAACACTCATTTCAAAAAGAGTAAACAAAGTAGATAACGTCATTCACATTGCTGACGTTCACATTCGTAATTTCAAGAGACACGATGAATACGAGTCAGTATTCAATCGGGTATATGATTATTGTAAAGAACAAGTCCAACAAGATAAGAACACAATCATTTATCTTGCAGGAGACATTGTTCACGCAAAAACAGATATGTCTCCTGAACTTATCGTAATGACGAGAAACTTCCTCGTGAACCTTTCAGATATTGCACCCGTTCTTCTTATCGCTGGTAATCACGATATGAATCTGAATAACCGCAATCGTTTGGATGCTCTTTCACCAATCGTAGATTCAATAGATACACCCGACTTCTTTTATTTGAAGGATACTGGGGTCTATAACCTCGGTGGTGTCAATTTTATTCTGAATGCTGTACACGAAGACCCTGACAATTTTATCAAGGCAGAGGACGTTGTAGGTGACGGAATAAATGTAGTATTTTATCACGGAGCAATTGACAGAGCAGATATTGGATTTGGTCAAACAATCAAGAACAACAGAATCAATATGGATATGTTCAAGGATTTTGACTTTGGTATGTTTGGTGATATTCACTCGTTTCAGTATCTACATCCAAACAACAAGTTTGCCTATGCAGGTTCTCTTATCCAACAAAACTTCGGTGAAGGATTGGTTCACGGAATTATTCATTGGAATCTTCGCGAAGGTAAATCAACATTTGTTCAGATTCCAAACGATTGGTCTCACTACACTATTGATATTGACGAAGGTAAGTTTGTAAATCTACCAACTGAATTTTCGATTCATAACCGAATTCGTGTTCGTTCTTACAATACTCCAAACTCCGAACTGATGAAGGCGGTAGCCAAACTAAAATCAATCGTAAAGGTTGATGACATTCGTATTCAGAAGTTTTCAACAAAGCCAACAAACGGACAAACGCAATCAATGGTTTCTATTGGTGATGTTCGTGATGTTGAATATCAAAACAAACTCATCGGTGATTATCTTGAAAAAGAGTTTGCGGTAGAAGAAGAAGTAATAGATGAAGTTAGGAAGATAAACAGAACAATCAATACAAACCTTGATAAATCAGTTGTTCTTCGTAATGTAATTTGGAATCCAATCAAGTTTGAATTTGACAATATGTTCTCATATGGAGAAGGTAACAAGATTGATTTCAGTCAAATGAATGGAACGTATGGTATCTTTGCTGCAAATGCAAGTGGTAAGTCATCTGTATTGGATGCCCTTATGTTCTGTATCTTTGATAAGTGTTCTAGAACATTTAAGGCATCACAAGTTCTCAATAACAAGAAAGATTCATTCCGTTGTAAGTTTCAATTCCAAATCAATGGAAAAGATTACTGGATTGAACGTATCGCCACAAAAGATAAGAGAGGACACGTAAAGGTCAATGTTGATTTCTGGCACGAAGAAAATGGTGAAAAGATTTCTCTCAATGGTGATGATAGAGATGGAACGAACTTTGCCATCCGAAACTATCTTGGTACATATGATGACTTTATCATTACTGCATTTTCCCTACAAGGAAACAACACGAACTTCATTGATAAGGCACAGAGAGAACGTAAAGACCTTCTGGCACAATTCCTTGATCTCGATCTGTTTGAAGAGTTGAGTACAATTGCTTCTGATGAAATCAAGTCAGT